CTTACTTCTTGTGAAGTAGTAGCACTACTGACTAAACTGCCGTCTATATATAGTTTTTGTGTTGTTCCGTCATAAGTAGCTACAATATGATGCCATTCATCTACACTTATTGCACTACCTGAAGTAATATCAGAGGTGTTAAGTTGGTATGTTACAACTTCTGCTGAGGTTAAGAATACTCTAATACCGTCATCATTAGCATCTCTAGCATCTATAATTGTTTTACTAGCATCTGAATCACTAACTTTAACCCACGTGCTTATAGTGTGTTGTGTATAGCTTATAGGTTCACCTAGCTGTATAAAATCATCAACTCCGTCAAAGTCTACGCTATGTAAATTGTGAAACTTGTAGACAGGTTTGCCTATACTTTCTAAATTAGATAGTTTTAACATTTAGAGTGTGTCGTTCTTGTATATCAATGCTAAACCACTACTGATAGTGATAGCTGTAAATGATAAAAATAATGTAGTGCCTGCACCGTATGTTTGGTGTAAGTTGCTATCTGTACCTGTTACGTTAGATCCTGTGTCTAAGTTTGTAACTACAGTCTCTATAGGGAAAGCTACTGCGTAACAGTCCTTACCTGTTACTGCGCCTGTGCCTGATACTACTATTTCTACGCCACCCTTACCTAACTGTTCTGATAATAATTCTTGTGTTGTGTCCATTTAATTTGTATATATATAATTTGTACTAGTTGTTTCTGTATATTGTGTATATTTTACTT